CATCATCAGCCTCAGAGCGCATCTTGAGGGTGTTGGTGGCTGTATCGTACCACAGCATATTAGCGTAGGTGGTACTTGGGGCTGTAGCACCAGAGGAAGTAGACGCCAAAGCCTGCAAAGCTAGGTTCAGGTCAGCCCTAAAGTTTGGTGCCGTTTGGTTGTCAATTACGTAGTCACTCTGACTCATTAGTTATACTCCACGATTGCATCAAGTTCAGATATTGATGGTGTGATATTGTTAGAGGTAGAAGTTAGTACGGCCCTAAATCTAAAGGCCCTACCGTAGTAGTCCCCCGCTCTAAAAGCTTGGTAGTCCGTCCATGTAGGTGTACCAGCAGGATCATCTTGTGTAATGGAGATGTAAGTTTTTACATTGGCATCCCCAAACTGAACGGAGCCTGTAAAGTCATCAAACAAACCCGCAAACTCATCAAACAATCCGGGGATGTCATCCCAGAGTCCAGCAGAGTTGTCTTGTCTAGCTACAACCATGTCCACCCTAGCCCTTACGAGCCTTGGAGTAGTTGTGTCTATAACAGCACTGAAGTCATAAGTAGCTGACGTAGGTGCCACAGATGGGTCAGTGATACGCAGAGTACTACTTATAACACTACAGTCAGTCTTAGTACCGCTAAAGGTTGGGTCTTCTGTCTGTAAAGTGGTTGTGGTAAACTGCTCAAGTGCTGCTGCTGGTACTACGACTGAGGTATAGTTTTCAGATGTAACACCCGACTTATCTACAGACTTAATGTGGTAGGTTCCTGATCTTGCAGGTACAGACACACTATTTGCAGGCCGTGGAACTTTATCTACAGCAGTGGTAGCATTAGCATACGTAGCGCCAGTCTCCTCTAAGGAGTGCCTAATACGGTAGTAACTAAGGTCAAGGCTTGCGATGGGTTCCCATTCTAGGTGGATAGTAGGACCATTAAGCTCCGCAGTAAAGCCTGTCACATCATCTGGGGGATCAAGTAAACCATTAGCGGCGACATCAGACAGAAACTCCCACTCACCCTTAACGCCAAACGTGTTGATAGCCCTAGCCCTAAAGTCGTAAGAAGCAGTGTCCAAGTCTACAGCACGAAATAACCCAAGTTCACCTGTGCCAAGACTTGTGTATTCACTATCGGTAGACTCCTTAAACTCAACCTCGATACGGTCAATAGCCTCTGGTCTGCCAGAAGTTACTGTGACGTTGATAATGTTTGTGAGTTTTTCACGGATAACTTGTGTTGTGGCTACAGCACTAATACCAACAGCAGGAACCTCAAAGGGGCTTAACAGCGTAGTGTTATCTCTCTCGTACACAATACCATCGTCTACCTCATCAAAGACGCTCTCAGCAGTCTCCTTGAGTGTCATGGTTATCTGTAGGTCAAGACCATCGGTGAGACCAAAGTTCCAAGCGACCACCTGAAACTCTTTACTAGACCAACCAAAGCGAGTGTTGGTAAGTGTTATATTATCACCTACCTGTACAGCTAAGGCTCTAAGGCCAAAGGAAGCACTAACTACAAGCTGTTGCCGATTACCCTCAAGGCCAATTCTACCAATACGTCTAGCTTCGATAGAGTTATCTGTAAAGGGTAGGTCAATATCAACTGTGGATACTTGACCATTGTCTGTAGCTACAAAAGCAGCATTGGTGACCTCTGGGTAGTCTGTGACCTGCCAGTTAGTCTCAGCACCACGGAATGTACCTTTGACAGTATTAAAGTTGTCTCTGCGTGAGTGTCGAGTAGCTACAGAAATACTTGAGCGTAGGTCATCCTCATCTAAGGAGAGTACAGGCGCAGTCCAATAGGCAGGCTTCATACGCCACTTACCTTGGGAATACCACATGCTACCGCCCATAGATGTTAGCAGGCTGTTGATAAGGTCATAGGGTGTGGTTGACGTAGTGAAAGTACCGTTAGTAGTGTACCTAGCCGTACCAGCATCTGTATTAGTCTCAGCACATACTGTAGCAGCAGCAGAAACCAAAGCGTCATCAATGTTAATATCTTCCTCGCCAAGACCATAACTTGCAGTACTCAGGTAGTCCCTCAAGCACAATGCAGGGTTATCAGACCATTCAGTTAGGGTTGTAGCTGGGTTGTATACCTTTTTACCCTTTACTACAGCAGTAATAGTGGGTAGACCATTAGGGAATACGTCAGCATCAAAACCGAAGCGTACATACATATAGGCAATACCACGAAGCCTGTGGTTGGTTGACCATGCGGATACCTCAGATACTAGGTCTGTGTCAGCGGTTTGGTCTGTAGCGCCTAAGTGGAGATTGATACGAACTTTACCATTGTACCTAGATGGGGAGGTGACATTACCAGAACCATCAAGTGTTACAAGATCGTCGTTAATGTATATCTCATCAAAGGACTCTATCTCATGCCCAGCTACAGCAATAACCCTGTGGAGGTATTTATTGTTTGTACCTGTAGTGTCATCAAATACGATTGCGCCACCAACCTTAGTTCTACCATAGATGATAGCATGATCCAAGGCTGAACCACGACTGTTGACCTGATAGCCACGAGGGGAGGTACCACCAATACCACCAATAGAAGGCTTAGGTGTAAGGGCGTTAAGGGCTAGGCCAAGTACTACTTGAGTGGCAAGGCCAAGAGCAAAAGCAGTGAAAGACGTAGCAGCTAGTGTGACACCCGCATAGGCAGCAACAGTGACACCAATAGCCGCAATCGCAGTAATAACAACCATGTTATAGCACCTTTTCGTACTTAGTCTCTATTTCATTATACCCAAGACGATTGAGAAAGTTGCCTATCGGGTTCTTAACTGAGGATGATGCTATTACTCTGTACACTCCATCTTCTTTCATGCAAGTCTCTACATAAGTAAACAATCGTTTACCTACAGAAGACTTCCTGTGATCTTTGTGAACATACACAGAGTCATAAGACCCTACGAGTTCACCCTTAGCTGTAAGGGGTGTAAATACCAACACGATGAAGTACCCAACTAATAGGTCATCTTTTCTAGCTGTGAAGAACTTAAGTACACCAGCGTCCTCAAGGTTGAAGTAGGCATCCCAATCAATAACTAATGTTTGTGTAGGGTGTCCAGATTCTTCCCACTCAAGTTCTGCTAATGGTGTAATCTCTTGTTCAGCTAGGCGTAGAAACTCCTGTTGAAACTTAACCTCCACTAGACCTACCCCATACAATGTCTTTATCTTGTAGGCTCTCAACAAAGTCTAACCCTAGATCGCCCGGATAAACAGACTTTTGATAGCCGGATGTATACCTAGCAATCCTAGCCCTCTCTAGGTCGATTAACTTATTCTCAACAAGCAACTCAATAGTAGAAGTCTCAGGGCCATTAACGATGTTCATCTGATCCATGTAACCTGAGAATATCTGGGATAGCTCAAGAGCAACCTGCGATGTGCCAAAGTAGATGTTACAGACACGACCCTGATAAGGCTCCGACAGAGCTAGGCTAAGGAGTTCCGAGGGGATACCACTCATGGTTATGGTAGCGCCCTTTACAGACATCTCCTGTGTTTCTTCTATAGCTGATACAGTGATTAACTGGCCTGAGCCAACCCAATCAAATCCCCCAAGGCTTAGTGTACCTACCCCAGTCCATACACGAACAGGGTTGTCATCGAAAAGAAGTTCAATAGCAAAGAAAGGATAAACTACATCATCACTAAGCGTAGCGATAATCTCTGACGTTAAGTCCCTACTCATGTGATTACCTCCACAGCCTCAAAGGATATACCATACGTTGATGCGTTGTTGATTGACCACTGGCTAGTGTTACTTGCCAATCGGAATACGCCCTTAGCGTTGTTATACACTACAGCAGCGCTTGTGTAATCAGCCCTAAGCTTAGGCCATATCTCAAGGTTGCCATTACCAGTTTGGTCTACAAGTACTTGGTGTAGTTTAGCCGAAGAACCAGACCCAAGTTGGATGTAGTCACCAGCCAATAGAGAGCCTGTCATAACCACTGTAGCAGTCTCACTACCAGCAGTACCAGTCAAGGTACAAGCACTTACCGTACCCTGTGGCGTAGCATAGTCAGGGTCTCCCAATAGGAATGTACCAGTCTGACCCTTAAGAGCCACTAACATAGCCTTCCAAGGTGCAGCTAAGTCACGGTGTACCGTAGGGATACTAACAGCAGCCTGCCACATCTGCCCTTGGTGAGATACGATCTGCTGCTTAAAGGTGAAAGGGGATTGAGAGGTAGCTACAGCATTAACCGCACGTAACTCTATACTCTCAATACCTATACTTGTAGGCGTACTTAAGGGGTATGTGATAGCCAATGTTTATCCAAACGTAC